ACCATCCAGGCGACTCTCCGGTCAGTGATGATCGGTGAAGAGCAGACGCTGATCGGCGGCAACGCCTCAACGGTGCTCAATCAGCCGGCATTGACGGTCACGGCGGGTGCAGCGGTCGGTTCGGCGCTTTCCGCAGTCGAGTACTACGTCGTCTGCGTGGCGCTGACCCATGCTGGATGGCTGGCTTCTTCGCTGGCCAACGGATGTCCCGCGCTGATCAGCAAGACAAACACGGACGGCACGGTCGATTATGTCGGCGGCGGCTCGAGCTTGCCATCGGCTGAGGGCAACACCGGCGGAGCAATCACTGCCGCGGCACAGGTCACGGCCTATGTGACTCCGGTCCCGAACGCAGTTGCTTATGCCTGGTACTTCGGCGCCACGAGCGGCCAAACCCGGCTGCAGGCGATCACCCAAGGCAACAAGGTGATCTTCAATGCCGCGCCTTCGTCCACCAGCCAACTGATCACGGCGCTCAGGAACCCCGCTTCGGCTACCTCTCCCTGGAACGCTTCGGCTTACCAGGACCATAGCTGCAACCTGCTGCTGCCCGATGGCATTCTGAGCCAGATCACCGGCTCCGTATTCGGCTCGGCACCTGGCACGGTGATGTCAACCAACATCAGCCTTCCGTCTCTGGCAAGTGGAACTCTGGCGCTGGCTTCGAGCGGAGCGATTGTCTTCACCGGCGCCACCGGCAACACCGGCCTGACCATCTCGGGAATCAACGTCGCCGAATGGGACGCGGTACTGCAGGCGGCTTACGATCAGTACAAAATCGGCTTCGACAAGATCCTGATGTCCTCGGCCGATATCGTGAGCCAACTCTCTCCGCTGCTTGGCGAAGCATCGGCAACCCTGTTCCGCATCATGTTCGAGGCTGACAGCGCCAGCGGGCGCATCATCGCCGGCCGCAAGGTGACGTCGTATCTGAACAAGTTTTACGGCAATACCTTGGATATCGAGATTCACCCGTACCTGCCTCCCGGAACGATGCTGTTCTGGTCGGATCGCGTGCCCTACGAACTGAGCGGGACACCGAACATCCTGGAAGCGCATGTGCGGATGGATTACACCCAGATCGATTGGCCGCCGCGCACCCGGCGCTATGAGTACGGCGTGTACCTCGACGAGGTATTCGCTGGCTACTTCATGCCGGCCTTCGCGCTGCTGACCAACATCAACCCACCGACCGGTGTCCCCGTAGTCTAACCGGACGACCGGACACAACCCGAGGCGGCCGGAGAGCTATTCGGCCGCCTTCTTTACAGCAAAGGGAGATGGATCATGGTCAGGATGAAAGCACCCCAGGGAATAACCCAGGGCAATTGCAACGGAATCCCCTTCAAGGTCACGAACGGCTATGTAGAGGTCCCGGAACCTTGCGTCCGGAGCCTGCGAGACATGGGCTTCAAAGACACCTACATGGAGCTGACCACGGCTACCGACGAAGAAGTCAAGCAAGCCATGGCTGCGCAGAAGCCCGCTGAAGTACAGAAGCCCGCTGAGACCGTTCAAGGCACGGCCGCGGATATCGCGAAGAGCGCCGCCGCCGAAGCTGCCAACGCTGCAAAACCTTCCCAGAAGGCGAAATAAGCAATGCCGCACCTGGTTGATTTGACGACACTGGCGGACTTGAAGAACTTCATCAGTCCATCTTTGTCGTCAACGTCCGGCTCGGATGCAACGCTCGCGAAGACGATCACGGCGGTTTCGATCGGCATCAACCGTTACGTCTCGCGCGCTCTGGCCGTGGGCTCATTCGCTGAAGTGCGCAACGGCAATGGGCGGCCATCGATGCGGGCTCTAACCTACCCGGTTCTTTCAGTCGCATCAGTCGTCATCTCGCCGGTTGCAGGTTCACCAGGTCGCACGCTCTTACCCTCAAACGGTAGCCAGGCCGCAGCAGTCACTTGGGATAAGTGGTTCGTCTACCTCCAGGCGGCGATCTTCGAAGAGGGCAAGCAGAACGTCACGCTGAATTACACCGGCGGATTCATCACTCCAGGTCAATTGCAGGTTCTCGCGCTTCCCGCATGGGCGCCTGCAGCGGTGACGCTCCCGAACGCACAGGTGCAGGTCGCAGGCTTCTATTATGAGGCCGTGAATGCCGGCACTACGGGCGGGAGCGCACCGGCTTGGTTTACCACTCGAAACTCTCTGACGAGCGACAACGGTATCCTGTGGCGCTGCCTCGGAGCGCTGCCTGTGTTACCCGTGAACGCCGACATGGTACCGGATGACTTTCAGCAGGCCTGCATGCAGCAAGCGGCGCTCCTGTTCAAAAATCGCACGCGAGTAGGTGATACCGGTACCGGCATGGGTCCTGATCGGGTTAACTATTTTCTCAAGGAAGCGCACCCCTCAACGCTGGCGCTGCTCAATTCGCATCGGGAAGTCTTTCCGATCGATGGCATGGGGGTGCAGTAATGCAGATCACCGTTCAGGGAGGCAAGCGCATCCAGGCCAAGCTCAAGAGCATGGACCCGGCCATAAGAGCGGAAGCGCGACGCGAGCTGGGCATAATTGGCGAGCACCTGGCCACCTATGGACGTGAGCACTTCGAAGAGTCAGGGCTGCATGTTCGCTCTGGCGATCTTCGGCGCTCAATGGCAATGATGCCGGTCGTAGAAGATTCGCGCGGACTCAAGGGCGGCATGCTGGCTAGCCAAGGGCTTCCGTATGGACCAGCTCAGGAGTTCGGCGCGACGATTCTCCCGCGGACCAGCACTTATCTCACGATCCCGCTAGACGAGGCGCTGACCGCAGCCGGCGTCGCGAGGTTCTCGGCGCGCGATGCTGAGGCAGCCGGATATAAGACATTCTTTCGCGGCAAGATCATGTACGGCGTGAAGGACGGGCAGTTGTTTCCGCTCTTCGTGCTGGTGCCTCAAGTCACGATTCCTCCGCGGCCGTTCGCGGGCCCAACGCTCGACGCGAACCGCGCCTGGATTGAAAAGAGACTCAAGGGAGCAGTTGACGCAGGCATCAAGGGGGCTGAGTAATGGCCTATTCTTGCGACGATTGGAGAATTGTTATCGACTGGCCTTCCTATGAGGTGAATTGCGAAGGGCGGGTTCGCCGTGCCATCGATGCAAGACGAAACAATTACAAACGCGGGCGGCTCCTGCGTGTATCCCTGGATCAGGATGGATATTTACAAGTCACGCTGAATGAAAACGGAGAAAAGAAGGCGCAACACATTCACAAGCTTGTCTGTGTAGCATTCCACGGACACGCGCCAAGCCCACAGCACCAGGTTAGGCACTTAAATGGAAATAAGCTGAATGTCCATCCTGACAATTTGTGCTGGGGAACAAGCGCCGAGCAGCACGAGGATCAGGCCAGACATGGAACTGGCACCGCAGGGGAAAGGAATCCGCGAGCCTTAGTCACCCAAGAAAAGGTTGATGGAATTCGCGCCGATTACGCAAAAGAGCTGACAGGCCGCTTACGCGTGAGGCGCGGATGGTATCCCGAGACGCAACAGAAACACGGGATAACGAGAGGCCTTCTGGCGGGTATCGTCATGGGAAGAAACTGGCGATCAGGCGTAGAGAAGAGGCCTTTGGCTAACAGAGAAATGCGTTGGCAGAAGCGGGAGGAACAGCGTGTCCTTGGGGCGTGAGGCCATATATTCCGCATTCTTCGCTCAGTTGAAGACCGCGCTGATGGCTCCCACCGGCCCATTTAACTATTCCGGACGAAGACCTGTACCGGATTCAGGTTTATCGGAAGAGCAGTACCCGGCGTTCATGATGTTGGAGCAGGGCGAGATCTACGATCGCAGCGTCCTGTTCGCACCGGCCCGGGTATCGCTGCTCTGCAACCTTTCGGTGATCTCGATGCAGGGCGAGGTCCCGGACGAGACCAACGTCACGTTCTTGAACAACCTTGCCGATGCGGTGGAAGACGCGATTCAAGGGGCATGCGGGCCAACGGCGCAACTTACGCTCTCGGGGTTAGTGCAGGAGTGCTGGATCAATCACCGGACACTGGTGATTACCGGCTCCTATCCACAGCGCCAGAGCAAACAGAATTTCGGCATTGAAATCGTGTTGCCGCATTCGAGGTGAAGAAATGAGAAACGGACTGATCTATTCGCACGCGCCGGATTGTATGTGCGCTGAGTGCAACACCGTGGGCATGCTGGCTAAGCGCGACACCGGGGCGCACGAAGAGCAGATGCACCTCGCAATCGCGCATTCGCTTCACCATGGTGCCAAGGCGCGAAAACACAACGAGCTGGCCTACGGTTACTGCGACGGTCAAAATCGTACCCTGACCGTCGAGGACAAGGCAAAGCATCTGCAAGCCTCATCCGCTCACGGCATGGCTGAAGATCACTTTCGCAATGCCGCCAGTTCCTATCGTCAGGGACTTCCGAAGGGCGCCAAAGAGCACGAGGCGATTGCAAACGAGGCCGCGGCCAAGGCCAACAAGCTGAGCGAAAAGCTGGGAGTGTAGCGTGCCTGATCCGACTTACGGCCATCTGCCAACGATCATCGACCCAACCGCCTGGAGTGGACGGACGATCAGTCCTGCTGCCTCTCTTACGGTCGACGCGATCCAGAATCAGATTGCTGCCCAGCTCACCGCATTCTTTGCTTCAGCCTCGCCGGCACTCGCAATTCCAATTTATGTCTTCCCGAAGTTCGATCTTGATACCTGGTGGAAGTCAACAGCCGTCGCGTTCGTGCTGATCAGCTACAAGAGCACGAGCCTGAGCAAGCCGGTAGCGACCTCGGCGATGGTCCAGGAGCGCACGCTTCAATATGTCCTGCACGTCGAGGCGCGAAAGTCGGCATGGGCTCTGGAAGGGGCCGGATCGGTCTACGCGCTGATCGATGCGATCGAGGCTGCGCTCTCAGGCTTCCAGCCGGCGGGATGTCGCAATGCCTATTTCACCGAAGAGCGCTTTTCCGAGCAAGATCCACAAGGCCGAGTCTGGCTGCATGACCTGACTTACAACGTGCTGACGATTCGACCGAAATTACTTCCAGCCTTGGCGCTGGCCAACCTGGCACAGGCTACTTTCAACGTCGAGCCTTCCGGGGATCAGATTATCGTGACTCCCGGAGAAACCTCACCGGAGAACGGATAAGGAGCAACCCAATGGCATTCTTTCACGGCATCACCGTCACAGAGGTAACGAGCAACGGCGTCACGGTGCAGGTGGTCAACTCGGCAGTCATCGGGCTGATCGGCTCGGCGCCGCAATGGCTGGCTCCGGTTGGCTCCGGTCCCGGCATCAACAAGCCAACGCTCGTCGCAACGCCTTCGCAGGCGTCAGTGTTTGGTCAGCTCGTTCAGGGCTATACCATCCCGTATGCGCTCGACGCAATTCAAGACCAGGGCGCGGGCGCGGTCATCGTCGTCGACGTGTTCAATCCAAACACACACCAGACGACATTCACGAGCGAAACCATAACCGCGCCGGCATCGGTTGGGCCGCCGGTCTCTCTCGGACACATGGGCCTAGTCGGGCCCGGGCTGCCGAATTACACAATCGCAGAATCTACCGTGGTGGTGAAAAACGCCGCCGGAAGCACGACCTACGTCGAAGGCACCGACTACACCATCGATTACGTCAACGGCCTGCTCTACACCAAAGCGGGCACTACGATCACGGCGAGCGAGGCTCTGAAAGTATCTGGAGCCTACTGCGACCCGTCCAAGGTCGTGGCAACCGACATCGTGGGAACCGTCTCCGGCAGCACCTACACCGGAATTCAGGCGCTTCAGGGAACCTTCCAAACGATGGGCTTGTTTGCCAAGCTGCTGATCACGCCGGGGTTCACCGACGAGGTAACCAGCGCCGCGTTACTGGCCATGGCCAACAAGATCCGCGCGATTGCTTTCACGGATGCTCCAGCACAAACTCCGGTGGCAACCGCGATCGCCAACCGCGGCACGAGCGGAAATGCCTTCAATCAGGCAAGCGACCGCCTGGTGTTGTGCTATCCGCAACTGCTCATCACCGACCTCGGCATCGTGCCCACGGGCGTCACGGTAAGCCCGCAGGGCGTGGTTGGCTACACTTACGCCAACGCCACGGTTGAGAGTCCCAAGAGCCAATGGGACGCCGGGGCAACGGCAGCCAAGGACTTGTCGAGTGGATTCTGGTTCTCGCCGTCGAATACGCCGATCGTCGGCGTACTCGGACCCGATATGAATATCTACATGTCGGCCTTCGACCCGAATAGCGACACCAACAATCTGAACGCTGCGGGAATCGTGACCATCTTCAATGCCTTCGGAACCGGTTATCGAGTATGGGGAAACCGCGCATCAAGCTTTCCGGGTAGCTCCGGCCCGACGACCTTCATCTGCATCCGGCGCACTTTGGACGTGATCG